AGTTTTTTCTTCATACCTTTCATTCTTGCACAGAATGATGCTCTACGCTTATTCCCAACTTCTTTTGAAGGTCTCTTTAGATCAGAACCAGGATTCTCACGCTCGTAAGACTTGCGACCTTTCTCATTCAAACCACCCTCTGGATTCTTACCGGACTTTTTTTGCCAATCTTCTCCAAGAACATCTTCGTTAGTGATCAAGTCTGTAGTTTCATATTCGGTTGGGACAAAATCATCTCTCCAGTTGTAGTGATCTTTGACGCAACGATTGTAGGTTTTACCAAAGAGTTTCTGAGTTCCTGCTTTCTTGTAACCCTTCCAGCACTTCTTTGCCTCTTCAATAGAATCAGCAACAGCAGCGACTTTCTTGGATTGTTGTGCGTGCATTTTAGATGCACCCGCCAACTGCTTTGAAACTTCTTTCAGTTTGTCTTTGGATTCTCCGAGTTCAAACTCTTCTTTCTTGGTTTTGTTTCCCCAGTTGGCAGCACCAACCTTACGGCACTTAACCAAAGCACCTGAGGCATATGCAGAAGGCCATACAGAATAACGAGACTTAACCTTGTGATAGCAAGCATCTTTCTTACCCTCATCTACGAGATCACCTTCCATCTCATAACCAGCAGTCTGAACCTTTTTATCAGTCTTTGCCTTTGCTTTCCTCAGTCTCATATCTGGAAGACCAGGAGTAGGAGGAGGTAGAGGTGAACCAGGAGCGTGTTGTCTAATCTGGCGGCGTCTATCATAAGGATCCATATCCTTCAGGTAGTTTACCTTGGGATCGGGGAGACCTTCATCAATCACTTCACCATCAGGTTCAAAAGATTGATTTTGCAACTTCTTCAACATCTCATTTCTCTTTGAGACGTTGCTAAAGATAGTTCCTTGCTTTGCCTTATCATCTTTATGATAAGTTCCTTGTCTTACCTTATTCTGATCTTTCTTATTGAAAAGATCAAAAAGACCTTCATCTAACTGAATCTCTTGACGCCAGTTTGAAAATGAATCTTGAGTCACGATTTTTGCCGCTCCTGTTCTGTTTGGATTTGGATCTTCTTTGCGCTTCTTAGCAGCACGTCTATTTCTCTCGTCTTTGCTCATTGCTGCACGATCATCGGCATCACGGCAATATGGTTTGGTCTTTTGACCAGGTTGTTTCGCACAAGGCTTACCATCATATTTACCACCAGTCTGTTTCCAACCGCCACCTTTGAACCAGTCGCGAAGGGAATACCCTTTGTCTTTAGCAGACTTACCGTCACGTTCTTCGTTCATTTTATCTACATAACCAGCAGCAGCATCAGTATCGTGTGCAGTATCGGTAATTTTTGCTTGCATCCAAGCAGGAATATCTTTTTCCTTTTTACCGAGTGCCTTTCTCAACTTTACAATATTTTTTGCTGATTTTGAAAGTTGAGACTGTGCCATAGCGATCTCGTGATCACCATTCTTTGCCTCTGGCAATTCTTTCTTATCGGGAAGATTTTTGTGTTTTGTTGAAGCAAAATCTTTCACGTCTTTCTCCTTCATTGATGCTGCTGCTTTAGCAACTTCTCCACCTATGTTTGCTCGTCCTTTTTGGACTGCTCTGACCATTCCGAAGAATCTTTGTTGCTTTTTAGAGACTGCTGCCTCAGAGACACTTCCGCCGTTACCACCTCCATTAGAAGATGACCCATTCCCGTTTCCATTGCCATTTGAGTGATTTCCATTCTTCTTTCCTTCTTCCTCGTGCTCACTATCACGCATTAAATATCCTGAAGGCATAACGTGATGACCTTTAGGAATCTTCTTACACTTCTTCGAAGTGTTGCAGTAGTAATACCCCTGCTTACACTTTTTCATCCTTATCAGAGTTGGGACTATTACTATTTAGAAAACCTTGTTTTAATAATTTCTGCAGTTCTGTTGTAGAACCCACAAACACTGCGTTATTGGTAACACTATTAGGACCACTCTTAGTATTATCCTCCTCAAGATCTTTGAGTTTCTTCTGAAGATCTGCTAATTTGTCTGTTGTATCAGCAACGCTCTTGATAAGTTGTCCTGCAACTTCATATGCTCTAGGACTTGCACTTTCACCTGCAAGTTCCATAATACCATTGATTGCTTCTTGTCCCTTTTCTATAAGAGAATACAAGTTTGCTCTTGTATATTCATAATCCTTCTTTATATCAGTACTCTCTTCCGGTCTTTTGATCGGAGCGGGTTTTTCTGATTCTACAATGCTACTTTCAACATTAAGTGCATCATCAATAGCGTCAAATTCAGACATAAGAGTTAAATATCAATTTGTCTTGTGGGACTGTATGCTTTACTGTCTCCAAGATATGTGAAGGATTCATTGAAACCAAAATCATCATCTGGTTCAATCAACGCATCGTCTGCAGTAGTAAGAAGATTAATAACTGCATTTCTAAGATGGGTTGCTTTAGTTGTCCCTTCGAATCCTCTTTCAACAAAAAGTTGAGTACTAGATGGTATAGATTCGATACACATTATCTCATTATCTATGATAATTCTATTTCCTACTTCAAAACCAGAACTATCTACGACAGGTAGCAACGCAATACTTTCGTTGATTGTTTCTGTGAGATCTCCAGTTTGATCATCATCATAATCCTTTTTCGCCCTAGGAGTTACGATATAACGCATCTGCCTTGTAGCAGTCTTTGTATTAGTATCTGCATAGGTATCCACAGTGACTTTTTTGATAAGACCTTCTGGACTATCAGCAATTCCACCAAACAGATATGTCTTAGCAGTAAAGTTCAAGCAATAGATTAGTGCTCTTCTGCTAGAAAAATCTCCCTCATAATCATCTTGCATTGTAATCCCATTGAGAACAATAGGAACGTCTCTCTTTTCACCGATTGCTTCAATCAGATTGATTGTAATATTGAAAGATGGTTGGAAGTATGGAAGAATCTGCTCAACAATCTGCAGAGCATCATCATTTAACTTACAGAAAATGCATAACTGAAAACCAATATTATATGGAACAGGCATATAAACCTTTTTCATTTGGTTGTTTGATACAGCCTTGAAGGTTTGAGTTACACCTGCCTTTCTTGATGGATCATATTCCAAAGATGTCATCTCAAACGACATTCTTGGGAGTGTAATCTGTACTGCCTTGTTCAGATTTGCCTGTTGCTCAATTCTTGCTAGAAACTTCTGTGCTGGTCCATATGCAAGTTGAACTCTTTGATCACTAATGACCTTTCCATCTTTATCTTGATGTTTGATGGAAATATCATTAAAAAGAGTTCCAAAACCAATAATGGTTTTTCTAATTATTTCGTGATAAAAGTAATTGCCTAACATTAATATGAACCAAAGGGATTAGATTCTGTGAAATCTAAGATAGCGTCTGCTTCAGATTCCAACTCGTCGTTTTGTTGATATTTATCCGTTAGCGTAGTGCTTGCAGTTCCAACATATTGAATATCATATGCTGCACCAGATTTAGCACCAGTAATCTGCTCACCAGTGAAGAATCTTCCTGTAACAATACCAACCTGAAGGATATCGGTATCTGAATCCCAACGCTTGACGCGAGCAGTAGTACTTGATTCTTCTCCTGTAACAACTTCGTTGAACCAGAAAGTTCCAACACCAACAGTTGCTGCAGTTCCAACAGTTACGGTTGGTGCAGAAGCTAGATATCCAGCACCAGCATCAGTAATGCGAAGCGCACTAATGGTTCCAGCAGTACTGACGACTGCTTCTGCAGTTGCTGTGATTGTGGGTGATAATGGTGGAGATGCGATAGTTATGCTTGGAACAGTGCTATATCCAACACCACCATCAGTAATCGTAAATCTAACAACACCTCTCTTGTCTGTGCGAATTCCAACAGTCGCTGCAGCACCTGCTCCACCACCAGCAGTAAATGTAATAGTTGGTGGAGCACCTGTATAACCAGAACCTGCGTTTGTTAGCAAGACCTTATCAACTGATGTTATTCCACCTCTAGTCGTTGTGATTGCAACAGCAGTTGCAGTGGTTCCTGTGGATACTATGGTTCCATCAGGTCCTGTTGGAGGACTGATTGTTACGACAGGAGGACTAGTAAATCCATAACCATCATTGTTGAGGAAGATTTTTTGAACATATCCACTTCCTACGTGTGCAGTTACTTGAGCATCAGTTCCTGTAGAGAACAGTTTGAGTTCAATAATATCACCTTGACTTTGAATAGTAGTATCGATCTCATTGATGGAAGTATC